AATACTCATCTGATTCCTAGTTCTTTTTCAGTCATAATTTTGAACTCTAATTTACGATCTTCACAAAATTCTCTTGCTGCTTTCCATTTAGCTTGATTTTTCACATATGTCATTGATTCATTTATCAATGTCTTTCTTGATTTGCCTTTTGTTATCTTTGGTTCCAATGTCTCCCTCATTGGTTTCACTTCAATTACCGATCTGCGAATATTACTATCTTTATCCTTATATTTAATGAAGAAATCTGGGAAATATCTACGAACACGATTTGTAGTTGGATCTTTATAGGGTATCCAGAATTCTTCTGATGCCCATTCAAGTATATTCTCATTCAAATCACAATAGTTCATAAACTTTCTCTCCCAGAGAGATCTATAAATAATATTTTGAGAGTCTCCTTTATATTTTTTAGGATTAGAAGGTCTATATACTCCTTTATAGCTCATATATAGTAATAACAACTCAAACTTATTTATTAAGAACATGGGATTCCCAAACAGAAATCAAATATTTGGATCGAATAATAATAAAAATAGTGTTTTAGACGTTAGAGATACCATTGCAAGACCCTCTCTTGATACTTTTTATGAGGTTGATTTTTCTTTTGGAAAAACAGAGAGATGGTTAGGAAAAACAATTAGTAAAAATAGAACTCAAGGTAATCGTCTTGAACAAAAAATGTCTCTGTTATGTACACAGGCTGAGATTCCAGGCACAAGTTTTGTTCCATCAACTGCTATTGGTCATCATCAGGGTATTCAAGAGGAATTCCCTAATTTAAGAAATTTTCCTCCATTGAACTTGGTTTTTTACTGTGATGCTGATCAGGTTATAATACAGGTGTTGGAAAGTTGGATGTCATATATCAATCCAATCTTTACAGATTTGGAGGAATCACAAGCGTACTCAAGATTTAACTATCCAGAAGATTATAAGGAAGATATTAGTATCACAAAATTTGAGAGAGATACATTTATTAAACACTCAAGAGGATCTTCTTACAGATCACATATTTCACAATTTAAATTTAAAAATGTGTGGCCATCTAATATGACATCGATGAGAGTTGCCTATGGTGACTCAAATGTGTTAAGATGTACTATACAGTTTGCTTATGATAGATTTTTTACATCTTACACAAAACGTGGAGATCAAAAACGTGCTGTTCTTAATTCAGTTGATGATGTTGTGAATACAAATGCCACTCTAGAAGCTGTTAATAGACAAAAACAATATGATATTGATAATCCAACTGTACGAGGCGGTCAAGGTGGATTACCTTTAGGAACTACAACTCAAAGACAAGGTGGTCTTTACTAAATAAAACACTGAATCAAATATTATGCCCTTACCAACCATTGAAACTCCAACCTATGAGTTAAAACTACATTCATCAAATAAAAAAGTTAGATATCGACCTTTTCTTGTAAAAGAGGAGAAGGTTTTGATCATAGCACTAGAATCAAAAAGTGAAAATGAGATTACAAATGCTGTGAAGGACGTATTAAAAAAATGCATCCTTACAAAAGGAATTGATGTTGATAGTCTCCCCACATTTGACATTGAATATCTATTTTTAAATATTCGAGCTAAATCAATTGGAGAAGATATTAAACTTACAGTGACTTGTCCCGATGATAATGAAACTAAAGTTCCAGTCACAGTTTATGTGGATGAGATTAAAGTTGTTAAACCAAAAGGACATACAAAAGATATTAAACTTGACGATAAACTAACTCTTCGTATGAAGTATCCATCTTTGAATCAGTTTATTGAAAGTAATTTCACCACAGATGATGAAGCCGAAACTCTTGTTGATAAAACTTTTAGAGTTGTTGCTGATTGTATTGATACCATTTATACCGAAGAGGACGCTTGGGATACTAAAGATTATACTCCTCAAGAAAGAATGGATTTTGTTGAACAGTTGAATTCGAGTCAATATAAGAAGGTGGAGAAATTCTTTTCAACAATGCCTAAATTAACTCATACGATTGAAGTTGTAAATCCAAAAACAAAAGAAAAGGGAAGTGTCGTTTTGGAGGGCTTAGCTAATTTTTTCGTCTAAGTATTGCAAGAGAGGATCTTGAGTCTTATTTCCGTATCAATTTTGCTCTCATGCAATACCATAAATATAGCTTGACGGAACTCGAAAATATGATGCCTTGGGAAAGGGAGGTTTATGTCGCCCTTCTTCAACAACATATTGAGGAACAAAATCTAAAGAACCAACAACAACAAGGTGTTCAAAGATATGGATGAAGAGAATAAAAAAATAAACATAGACAGTTTTTTCAATCGAATTGAAGAAGTTGATCAGGTTGCTGGAAAGGCCTTAAAAAAATCGAATCTTAATGCAAGCGCGATACAAGCGAATAAAACTTTGATTGATAGTTTATCGCTTACAATCGAGACAATGAAAACTGAGATTCGAGATATTGCTAATTATATAATTATTGAAAGAAAACTTGAAAAGGATGCGGAGGAAGATAGAAAATTAGAACTTGAAGATGCGGAACAAAAAAAGTCAATGACAGATAGGGCGTTAGCTCTAGCACAACCAACTTCTGAAAAAAAATCAATCGCACCACAATCAGGATCTGAAGGAAGTGGTGGTGGTGGTTTTCTCTCAGGTCTTTTAGGTGCTATTGCTACTGGTGGTCTAATAGCATTAGCAACACCACTAGTTCCTGTCATTGCACCATTACTTTTAAAAGCAATGGCGGCTGGGATTTCTTTGATAGTAGGCGGAGTTCTTTTAAAAAAATTTATGCCTGCAATAAAGAAACAGATAAAAAATTTAAGTGATACTTTTAAGGCTGGATTTCAAAAAACGAAAGAACTTTATAAGAACTTAGAAGGAAAATTTTTAAAACTCGCTGGAGATGTTGGTGGATTTTTAAAGAAAAAAGGAAAACAGTCAATTAACTTGTTAAAGAGAACAACAGGTGGTGTCGCTGATTTCGTAACTGGTGGTGTATTTGATTTTGATAAAAAGGGAGAAGGTATAACTGATAATGTATTAATTGGTAATAAACTCGCAGCACAAGGTTTAAAGGGTGTAATTGATAATATGAAAGATGAAGACGAGAGTGAATCTTTTAGTGAGTATCGCAATAGAACTGGTAATATAGACAGTGGAGAAGAGGAGAGTGAAGAACTAAAAGAAAATGAATTTAAAGAGGGAAGTTATGAATTTTCATCTAGTAAAGAAGGTAACGTAACATCCACTAGCTCAAAATTTGAGGGCACAACTAGATTTGATTTGGAAACAGGTAAAGCTTATATTCTTGGTGAGGAGGTTACTACAGAAGGATACAATGAGTATGTAAATTTGCCAGATAGAGAAAGATTGAGCAAAGATGGAATGATGAAAATTATAGAAAAACATGCAGTGAATAAAGTTGAACCATTTAAAGAAAACAAAAATGTTAACATTGAAGTTCAGAAAAAAAATGATCTAGATTTATCACTCGGTCAAAGTTTAGAAATAAATGATAAGTTAATAAACGCAGTATCTTATCAATCGGAATTTGAAAATAAAGATCAAAATGGTAGTGTGATAGTTCAAAATAAACCAGCACAAGTTACAATTGCATCAATAAAGAGAACATCAAGTCCTGTGGCTTTTATCAAGTCGAATAAAAATAAATTCTTATCTATTAATGAGACAGAATTGCCTCCAGAAGTCGCTAGAATGTTAACGTAATGGCAGAATCTAAATTTCTTATCACCAAATGCATGTTGATGCCAAACGAGGGTTCTTCTTTAAAGGAACCTTATGAGTTGGGTCTTGGAAATCCTATTATCGATTATTATGAAAGTGTAGAAAGTCCATCAATTTCGATGACTGTCACTTTTATTGATATAGATCAAGTTATAGGTCGAGAAGGAATTACTGGTGGTGAGTATATTGATCTGACAGTTAAGGATGGAGATGTAGATGAGTTTAAGATTACATCTAAAAAACAAAAGTTGATGCTTAACTCTGTGAGAAACATGGTAACTGAAACAAATAAACAGGTCGCAACTTTGGAGTTCGTTTCAGTCGAATCAATCATTAATGAAACTTCAAGAGTAAATAAAAAATTTACTGGTAATGTATCAAACACTGTTGAAGAATTGTTGAAGAGTGATAAAAAGGGAGTTCAAAGTTCTAAAAAGTTAGATAAGGATAATTCTCTTAATTCTTATTCCTTTGTAGGTAATTTAAAAAGGCCTTTTGATACGATTCAATGGTTGTGTCCAAAAACTCAATCATCAGCAAAAGATTTTGGTTTTTTATTTTATGAAACTTTGGATGGTTATGTTTTTAAATCAATTAAGAGTTTATTAGAACAAGAACCGATAACATACACACAAACAGATAGACCTGGCGATCAAGGTTTCTTTAAAATTCTACAAAACAATTTAAATCAGACAAATGATGTTGGTATGAATATGAGAATGGGAATGTATGCTAATCGCACGTTGTATGTTGATATTGAAAATCAAACATTTGAGGAAGTTGATTTTAAAATTACAGATTTAGATTTAAAAAGACCACCTAAATTATTAGATGGTATTGAAGATTTTCCAACTCGGTTAATGCTTCGTGTAAATGATTTTGGTGTTGCACAAAAAGGAGCAAAAAAAGATGAAGTTCAACCAATAAGTGAACTTGCCGTTTATCAAAATAAGTCTTATATTAGGAATAACTTATTATTTTCACAGTCTATAAATATCTCAATTCCCTTGAATACGACTTTAAGAGCTGGAAATATCATTAATATTAGATTACCAGTCAAAAAAGATGATAAAGGCACTGAAACAAATTCTTATGGAAATGAGAGAACGAATGACCCCAGTGGTAAATACTTAGTTTCCGAATTAAGACATTTAATTGGTGGTGGTAGTGCTGAAACACAACTTAAATTAATCCGTGATGTCTTTACCGCTTAAATAAAAGAAATAGGAAAATCAAATGAAATCAATCGAAGATCACATCGAATACGACAAGAAAATTGCTGATGATCCACAAGCGAATCCAGCAGCAAGAAGACATGCAAAAGAAGAACTACATGAACTTGAAGAGTATGTCGAACATCACAAAGAAGAGATTGAAGCAGGGGATCATCATGATCCAAATGCTTTAGAGTTATTTTGTGATCAACATCCAGATGAACCAGAGTGTTTAATTTACGACGATTAATAGATGTATCAACCATCAACTAATTTTATAGGAAAAGATCCGATGCGATGGTGGATTGGTCAAGTGACTGATCCAGATAAAGGAGAGTGGGGAGATTCCTTAGAAAAACAAGAAGCCGAAGACGGCAAGGAAATTTATTCACATCGATGTCGTGTCCGTATCGTTGGATATCACGGATGTGAGGACGATTTACCAGATAAAGATTTACCTTTAGCACATGTTTTGTTACCATCAAATACTTCAACAACTGGTGGACAAGGACAATCCATGCAGTATCAAGGTGGAGAGGTCGTAGTTGGATTTTTCTTTGATGGTGATGATGGTCAACAACCAGTTATCTTTGGAACATTGTTTAAACAAACTTTTATCGAAGATAAACTGACAAATGCAGAGTTTAATGCAAAGAAACAAACTTGTTTTAAACCATACACGCCACCACAAGTAAGAGAAACTGCTGGTAAACATGTAACTCATGAGAATGAAAAAAAAGAGTTTAATGGTCAAGTTGTTAAAGGTGGTGGTGCTGGAAAGGTAAAAACTACTGCTGAAGAACAATTTGAGGACGGTACAAATGTTAGAGTTGATAATGCCACTGCATGTCAAGATAATGAGTTATCAAAAATAACAAATGCACTGAAGGACTTTACTCAAAAGTTGCAAACTCTTCAAAAATTAAATTCAGCTGATGTATTTGTAAATCCAATCTACGGTGGCATTGTTGATATACAATCAGAAATAAAATTAACATCAAATAAACTTCAAAATTCCATGACGAAGTTAGTTCGTCGTGGTCGTTCATGGGTTATAAATGATACTTTAGATAAGTTATCAACAACTTTAAAAGATAAAACTCCCTTACCTTTAAGAGCAGCCACTGGAAAAGCAACTAAAGATTTAAGTGACGTGATATTTTGTAATTTTGAAAAAATCCAAGATGAATTGTTAGACTACCTTAGAAAAAGTTTAGAAAATATGATAGGTCAGGTGTTGGATGTTCCAGTTTGCGGTATTGAAAACTTTTTGAGTGATATGTTTGGTCAAATTAATAATATTTTAGATACACAACTTGGTGGTTTATTTGATCAATTGAATAATATTCAAGGCGGTGGAATTGCTTTACCAAGTAAAACATTTTCAAAAGCAATTAAATTTGCAAACATAATTACAAATGTTCTTGAATGTGATGCACAAAACTGTCCAGATAATACAACATATTCATCAAAGAATGGAGTTGGATTATCGATTGAAGATAGTTTTGATAATATAATTGGGAAGATGGGAATAAGTTCTTTATTAGATCCTCTTTTGGATGGACTTGATGGTGCGATTCCAGCATTACCATCAAAACCAGATTGTGATACGAGTGTTCTTAGATGTGGGCCACCTAGAGTTGATTTTATCGGAGGTGGTGGTCAAGGTGCAACTGGTAGTGCTATTGTGAATGTCATAGGACAAGTAATTGGTGTTGCGATCAGTGACGGTGGATTTGGATTTACAGAACCACCTTTACTTTCGTTTGTTGATAGTTGTGAAAATGGTTATGGTGCTGGAGGTTTCCCAGTCATGGGAGAAGTCACAGATCCAAATGGAAATACCTCTACTGGTGTAACGGATGTGGTGATTACAAATCCTGGCCAAAATTACTTACCAAATACAACAGAAACAGATTTTGATGGAAATGTTAAAGAAGTCATTCCAGACCCGAACGCAAACTATGATGGTGAAGTTTCTTATGTGACTTCTTTAGAGAGTGTTGTTGTTGAAAATACAGGATTTGGTTACGATGATAATGATACAGCATCAGTGAGTGGTGGGTCTGTTGGTGGTTCTGTAAGTCCTGTTGATGATGGAACAGGTGTTAGTGGTGGTTTTTCTGATGGTGACGGTATCAGCAATAATGGAGTTCAAAATCCTGGCCAAGCTGAGGTTGAGTTGATCATACAGGATGGTAGAATTGAAAAAGTAAATGTTGTAAATGGTGGATTTGGATTTACTTCTATTCCAGATATCACAATAAATAGTGACACTGGAGCTCTTGCGAAGTTGACACCAGTTCTTAAATTTACTAAAATTGATGATGCTACACAACTCGCTGATCTTCCTCAAATTGATCAAGATAGGGTCGTAACTGTTATTAGTTGTATCACGAAATAAAATGCCAAAACCAAAAGATAATAAAAATCCAGAATACATAAAATACAAAAGATTTGAATTTGCGAGTGGTCAGGACACCATACACGGAATGACAAATTTCCATGTTCAAACACAGGAAGCACAGACTTTTGGATTTTATGCTGATACAGGACAGGGTAAATCTGAGGGAGGTGGGCCTGGAACTGGTAAAGCAGTTTTATATACGCCAGGATCATCAACCGAAGTTCTTGGTGAAGGTTTAAAAGTTAGAAATGCTGGTGACGTTGTACAACTTCCAGCAAAGATTATAAAATGTAAAAGAGGTGACACTATTATTGAGTGTGAAAATGGGGATGTTACAATAAGAGGAAGAAATATCAACATTGAAGCTGTAGGTGGTGGTCAAGACGGAGTGATCAATATAAATGGAAATCGCATTGTGGATGTCGATGCTCCAGATATCAGACTTCAAGGAGAGAAAATAACAACAAAAGCAACGAAAGATTTATGTTTGATTAGTGAGGGTTTTACAGAGATGAAATCTGCTTTTACTTTAGTTGCTAGTCAGGCTGATGAAGCATTTGGTGTGATGGCAAAAATCTTAGAAGACGCAACAAGTATAACTAAACCAAAGGTGGGTGAACCCACAGAATCAATTAAAAAGAAAGGAGGATAGTAATGAATATTTCTAGAGAACAAATAGATAAAGTAATCATTGGAACAAATGATGTATCTTATGTTGAACCTGATACATCACCAACTGGAACTGCGGTATTAAATGGCCCTGTTTACATAGGAAAACCAACAGCATCACCATCATATGAGGCCTTTTTAAATGTAACATCAAATGCTGCAGAACAAAGTCCAATTGATCGACAACCAAAGGCGGAAGCAAGTTTAGCAATTAAATCTGATGGTAATTTAACCGTTACAGGTGATGATAAAACTGAGAATGCTTTACTCATATCTGGTGGATCATCTGTTGATACTGTTCATGTTGTGGGTGACATGTTTGTTAGTGGTTCAGTTGATTGTGGTAACAAAGGTAGACTCGCTGCTAGATTTGCTGTTGCTGATGCGATTCCAAAACCATTTGATTTAAAACATCCAACAAAGGGTGATGGTCATCGACTTCGTTATGCTTGTATTGAAGGCCCAGAGGCAGGAGTTTACTATCGTGGTAGATTAAAGAAATCAAATGTAATTGAATTGCCATACTATTGGAAAGATTTGGTTCACTCTGATAGTATTACTGTTCAATTACAACCAATCGGATCAAATCAAAATCTTGTGATTCAAGAGTTTGATAATGAATTTATTGTCATTGCAGAGGATTCGACTAATACTGATTTGGTTACTGGTTTATCAACCATTGATTGTTTTTACCATGTGTATGGTGAAAGAATAGATGTTAATCCTTTGATAGTTGAGTATGAAGGTAATAGTTGGGAGGACTATCCAGATCCAAACTTTAATCCAAATAAAGTTGCTACTGACAAGAAAAATACAAAAGATCCTCGATTCTCTGGCCCACCAAATACATTTACAAGATGAGTTTTCCTTACATAGAAGAAAATTTTATTTCTTTGAGTGAGTGTCAAAGACTCATAGATTATGCTACGTTAAATAAAAGTGAAAATGTAAGTCGTAATGATGTTTATTCTACAGATGTTGAATGGATTGATCATGGCGCTACATATTATGGTAATAATGTTGATTCTGTAACGCCTGAAGATGATGATGAAGTCGTCACAAAGGTTAATGAAAAGTGTAAAAGTTTGGTTGATTGTCAATTAGGTTATGTTGGTATTGTCAGATGGCCAATTGGAACATTCATGAAACCTCACTTTGATAATAATAATATTCATGCACCAAATAAAGTTGCAGCGATGTTGTTTCTAAATAATGATTTTCAGGGTGGTAACTTAATTTTTGAGGATAGAGTAGTAAAACCAGAGCCAGGAAAATTAATTATCTTTGAAAATACAAAAAATCTTCATTATGTGGATAAAGTGGAGAACTCAGAGAGATATGCTTTCTCCTTTTGGTATTATTCCGTTGAATAAATAAACTTAGACAGAATCTGTAATTAGAGAAGAGTAGGATGCCCCTTTCAAGACTGGAGAATTTTCTAA